GGCAGGGCTGTTGTTTGTTGTTTGTAATGCGTTCGTTGGAGAAGTGTACACCGTGGAAAAGCAGTCACCATTGTGGCAAAAGTGGATGGCAACGTACGGCGGTTTGGAACGCGCTTTCTCTAATGACGTATGGAACGCCAAACCAACTGGGCTATGTCGAGCGCATTGTGTAGTGCTGGAATGCCCACATAACGGTAGACGGTGATAGGGGGTAAGTACCATGGCCTATAAAGATAAAGACAGACCGTACAAAAAAGAATACCAACAGCAGAAAGAGCGCGGTGAGCACGCAGACCGTATGGAGCGCCAGCGGGCTAGGCGCGCCATAGATAAAAATGGGGCAGACAAAAACGGCAACGGCAAAGCGGATAAACGCGAAGGCAAAGACGTAAGCCACAACAAACCGCTTAGCCGTGGGGGCACAAACAAAGACGGCTACAAGATAGAGAGCAGCAGTAAAAACAGAGCTAGAAACTATAAAAAATAAAGGTGAGTGATGCAGGTTATAGACAACAGAGGTTTACTTCTGCGGGTTCGTAATCCCGAAAAAATACTAGCCGCAATACCGAGTAGTAAAAAAATAGACAGCAACAATGTATTGGTGCGCTGGGGGGTGGACGAATCCCGTGTGTTACGCAATATGAACATACGGGACGTGCCCTCGCCCATCATGGGTAAGTACGATTGGCCGGGTATGTACCAACCGTTTGTGCATCAAAAGACAACCGCTGCGTTCCTTACAATGCACTCTCGGGCCTTTTGTTTTAACGAACAAGGGACAGGAAAAACGGGGTCAGCGATATGGGCATCGGACTTTCTAATGAAAGAGAAGTTAGTCAAACGTGTTTTGATTATATGCCCCGTGTCTATTATGGATTCAGCATGGCGAGCCGACTTATTTAAATTTGCTATGCACCGTACGGTAGACATTGCTCACGGCAGCAAAGCTAAACGTATAGACATAATTATGGGTACTGCGGAATACGTCGTTATAAACTACGACGGAGTAGAAATTGTAAGAGACTACATAGCACAAGCTAAGTTTGATCTGATCATTGTGGATGAGGCTACACACTACAAAAACGCACAAACAAAACGCTGGAAAGCTTTGAATGGTTTGTTAACTCCTCGCACATGGATGTGGCTGATGACGGGGACTCCAGCGGCACAGTCCCCAGTAGATGCTTACGGTTTAGCTAAACTTGTTGCCCCTAAAAATGTACCTCAATTTTTTGGTGCGTTCAGGAACATGGTGATGTTTCAAGCTACGCCGTTTAAGTGGGTGCCGAAAGCAAATGCAGTTGACGTAGTATTTAACGCGCTACAACCAGCCATCAGGTTCACTAAAGACCAATGTCTGGACTTACCTGAGATGACCTACGTTAAACGAGAAGTAGAACTGACCGCGCAACAGAAAAAGTACTACGCGGATATTAAAGAAGACATGATAGCGGTAGTGGCAGGGGAGCAGATATCCGCAGTTAACGCTGCGGTGGGTATGAACAAGCTCTTACAGATAGCCTGCGGAGCGGTGTATACCGACAACAAAGAGGTAGTGGAGTTTGATATTAATAACCGCTACAACGTGTTGAAGGAAGTGATAGCAGAGTCCAGTCAGAAGGTACTTATATTTGTCCCGTTTCGGCACGTAATAAATATACTAGCAGCCAAGCTATCGAAAGACGGGATCACTAACGAAATAATACAGGGGGATGTGTCTCCGACTAAACGGACTGAAATATTTAAAAGGTTTCAGGAAACGTCTGAGCCTCAAGTACTCGTCATCCAACCCCAAGCAGCGGCTCACGGGGTGACCCTCACTGCTGCAAACACGATTGTGTGGTGGTCTCCAGTATCTTCATTGGAAACGTACGCACAGGCTAACGCTAGAGTGCATCGAGCAGGACAAAAACACCCGTGTACAGTAGTTCGGCTGGCAGGGTCTAAGGTAGAGAATCATATATACAGAATGCTAGAAGAAAGAATCGACGTGCATTCGAAAATAATAGACTTGTACAAACACGTACTTGACGAGTAAGCATACAACATTAAACTTGACCATACTTAACTATAGTGATATAAACTTAGTTTTACATACGGTATACTTTAAAGGTGATGCGATGGACGAAGAGGTTACCATAGACCTTGATAGGGTAGTGTCGGCTTATATAAAGCTGCGGGATAAGAAGCGAGACCTTACCACTGACTTTGAAGCTGCCCAAGCTGTTATAGATTCAAAGTTGCATAGGCTGGAAAGGGCGTTGTTGGGGCATTGCGTCTCTAGTGGGGCAGAGTCTGTCCGTACGGAGTCCGGGACTTTCTACCGATCAGTGCGCTCTAAGTATTGGACGTCCGACTGGGAAGCCATGAATCGGTTCATCGTTAAACATGAAGTACCTGAGTTGTTGGAAAAAAGAGTTCATCAAGGGAACATGAAACAGTTCCTAGAAGACCACCCCGACTTGCTACCACCGGGGCTAAATCGTGATAGCGAATACACTGTGACTGTGCGGAGGAAGAAATGACAGATGGGTATGTTTCATTTGAGGAACTGGCTAAGCATTTGTCAGTCAAGGTCACTACTGTGCGTGACTGGGTGGCTAAAGGGCATATACCAAAACAAACCTACATAAAGGTTGGTACTACGTATAGGTTCAGTATCCCAGAAGTAGTAGCGGCATTGAAGCAAGAGGCAAGTGATAACACAAAAGAGAAAAACGCTCCGGTTCAATTGGAGTTTAACTTTACTGATGAGGACGATGTATGAGTAACGTAACACTGTTTGACAATCTGCCCGCAGAGTACAAAGCGTTATTGGCTAAACTGCAGCCGGACACCAACGCTTCTGGGCGACAGTCCTCTGGTGGGGTCAACCGTCTAAGTATTCGCGGGGGAGTTTTCCGCAAAGTGGCTAACGGGCAAGAGGTAGGGGAACTTGAACAGCGGGCGATAAAAGCGGTACTGGTCAAAACCGCTCCAGTTACCCGTATGTACTACGCGGGGCAATTTGTACAAGGGCAGGCTACAGCCCCAGTTTGTTGGTCGGCTGACACTAGCACGGGACGTCCTGCCCCCGAGGTTATTGCCTCTGACCGTCAGTCGGAATCTTGTTTTGATTGTAAACAGAACATAAAGGGTTCGGGTATGGGTGAGGGACGGGCGTGCCGTTTTTCTCAACGTGTGGCCGTACTGTTGGCTACTAACGACAACATTGTGAACTCTAAAACTGTTTATCAGTTGTCGCTACCTGCCACTAGCGTGTTTGGGGATAACAAACAGAAGATGGGACTGCAGACCTACGCCCGTTTCTTAGACTCCCAAATTGCGCCATTGGCGTCTCTACTTACGGAAATACGTTTTGATACTGATTCTTCCACTCCCAAATTGTGTTTTAAAGCAGTGCGAGTGTTGGAGCCGTCAGAGCTTGAGCTAGCGATTGCTGCGCAACAAAGTGAGGATACCGAAAAACTTATTGCGCTATACGTAAAACCAAAGGAAGATACCACCCCCGCGTTCCCAAAATCGGCAGCGCCGAGGGCAGTAGCCCCCCCTCCAAAGCCAAAGGAAGAAGAGGAAGAGCTGGGTTTGTTTGCAGGGTTTACCAACCCTAAAGCACCAAGTGAAGTGGAGCCAGTGGAAGAACCTAAAATAAAGGCGGATAAAAAGAAAAACGATCCCGCCCCCACCACTCCCGATCTTGCCAGTTTGTTGGATGAACTGGACGCGTTCGACGACTAAAAATAATATGAGAGGGCTCCAGTTCGGGGCCCTCTCCTTCTCTGATACGGGAATGCTATGGAGCCTAAAGATTTTTTAAGCGCTGTGCTAGGCGCTGATGGGTACTATTGTGTAGTAGGAATTAAAGATAAGAAAAAGGTAATCCCTCAGTTTTATTTGTCTATTGACGAAGTTTATTCGGCTGCGTCAGCCTTTGACTCTGAGGGGTTTGATACGTTCGTTGCTCTTGCCACCTTTACTGCCAACGATACCCGCAAAGCCCATAACGTGTTGGGTATAAAAACTCTATTCCTTGATATTGATTGTGGGGAGGGGAAACCTTACGCAACTCAGCGTGACGGGTGGGCAGCTCTACAGGCTTTAAGGGGTAAGTACGGGTTGCCTGAGTGCTCCGTGGTAGTAAATTCTGGGCGTGGGCTACACGTGTATTGGATACTGGATGCCACATACACACGGGAACAATGGCTGCCCGTAGCGGAACGCCTAAAGTCTGCTTGCCTAGAGCATGGGCTAGCTATTGACCCTACGGTCACTGCGGATGCGGCTAGGGTTTTGCGGGTTCCGGGTACGCATAACTACAAAGGCAGCGTACCTAGACCTGTTAAAATCGTAAACTCCAGCCCCACTCTTGTGTCTTTAGATGACTTTGCTGCCAAGCTGCCTGTTATATCGACACCAGTTGCTGTGGCAAGAGAGTATTCAGACGCAGACGCGAAAGACATGGCGCGGGCGTTGGGGGATAGTAAGTATACAAAGAAGTTTTCTAAACTACTTACAGCTACCGCAGTGGGGAAGGGGTGTGCGCAAGTACACAGGGCGATAATGACGCCTAACGAATTGTCCTACCCCGACTGGCTCCACGTACTGTCCATCGCTAAGTTCTGTGACGCGGATGGGAGCCAAGCAATTCACCTTGTGTCACAGGGGTACAGTAACTACAGCGCCGAGGAAACAGAAAAGATAGCTGCTTCTATCGATACCCCACATCTGTGCTCCACGTTTGAAAAGGATAACCCCGCTGGGTGTGAAGGCTGTCCGCACAAACTAGCGGGCACGATACGCTCGCCTATAAAGCTGTGCATGGAAGTACGTACGGCTGAAGTGCAAATCGTGGAAGTTAAAGCCTCCGCTACCGGGAATAACTGGGAAGAGGAAAAGGCGGGGCACTACGCACAGCAGGAAGGCGACGATTCTGAAAGCGGTGAAGATAGCCCCAACGCCCTCCAACCACCTTCGCAGCCTGCCTCACCTGATCCATTTAAACCGGTACCCCTACAGATACCGAACTACCCACTCCCGTACGAGCGAGGTGCAACAGGTGGGGTGTACTTACGTATAAAGCATCCGGACGGTACAGAAGAACAGAGGGAAATATATAGACGGGATTTATACGTAACTAAACGATTGTTAGACCCCCTAGAAGGCCCTGCGTTTGAATTTAAACATCACACAGCTAGAGAGGGTGTTC